CGGATTGACGGTGCACAGATTACTAAGGGCGTTATCGGCACCCATGCGTGTTGCGTCTATCTTGAGATGATTGCGTTTCTTGGCAGTGGGCGCAACGAGGCTCCCGGAATCTATCTTGGAGCAAACGCACAGGCCCAGAAGATCAGCACTCAAGAGATTGACGATATTTTGCTGAACTACACTGAGGCAGAACTATCAGAGGTCAAACTAGAGGCTCGCAACGACAAAGCGCATCAGCAGCTATATATTCATCTGCCTGATCGCACGATTGTCTACGATGGGGCGGCCTCACAAGAGCTAGAGCAAGCCGTGTGGTTCACGCTGACCACATCGACGAATGGGTTTAGCCAGTATCGGGCTAAGAACATGGTTTGGGCCTACGATCGCTGGCTGGTTGGAGACCCTCAGTCATCAAGTGTTGGTTATCTTATCGACACCATTAGCACGCACTGGGGACAGATTGTGCGGTGGGAGTTTGGCACCATGATCGTATACAACGAGAGCAATGGGGCAATATTTAACCGCCTCGAACTTGTCTCATTGCCTGGCCGCGTGGCTCTCGGAGCCAATCCGATTATCACCACTAGCTATTCATTGGACGGTTTATCTTGGAGCCAAGATAGGCAGATCAGGGTCGGCACCATCGGAGACACCAAAAAACGGCTTGTGTGGTTCCAGCAGGGCGCAATGAGGAACTGGAGAATTCAGCGGTTCCGTGGTGACAGTCAAGCGCATGTCTCATTCGTGAGGCTTGAGGCTCAAATTGAAGGGCTGGTGAACTGATGGCAACGAAAAAGCTAGGTCTCACGCGCGATCAGCTTGCATCGTTTCTCAACGACCATGAGAAGGTAAAGCAGTTTGAGAAACTTTTCACAACAACAAATCAGCAGATAGATATATCAGAGGGCACTGTTTTTGAGGCTGGCGGAGCCCTGGCGAATGCCAATCTAACAATAGATCAACTTTATAAGCTCGCGCAGGATTCTGCAATTAGTTCAGCCATTGCTGATATTAAGGCTGAAGAAGCCTTATTACAGATTGATAGGCTAATGTCTGAAATTGGCGGATTGCAAATGATGCCTGTGCATCCACCAGTGAAACGGGCCAGATATGGTCAGTTTTATGACACGACTATCCAGACGGCTGCCGCGATCAATACGGCTTATGCCATTACCTACAACACAACGGACTTGTCATACGGCGTGTTTCTGCGGCCTGGCAACTCTGAAATCCAAGTTGATACAGAAGGCGTTTACAACTTCCAATTTTCTGTTCAGGTAGATAAAACAAGCGGTGGGACTGCAAATTTTTGGATTTGGCCGAGAGTAAATGGCGTAAACGTTGCAAACTCAGCCAGTCAAATCAGAATTCAGGGAAATGATGCTGAAATTTTTAGCGCAGCGAATTTCTTTCTTGACCTGAAGGCTGGCGATTACGTTCAATTTATGTGGGCGGTGAGTGACATAAGCGTACAGCTTCAATACTTTGCGGCGGCTGGTGTGGTTCCGGCTATACCATCTATCATCGTCACGGTTTCAAATAACATCAGGGTATAAACATGACAGTTACGCCTAAGACTCTGGTGGCTCCCAAACAGATGGAGGCTACCAACACAACTCAATACACTGCCACGCTCTGCAAGGCGCTGATTGACAAGGCGACCGTGACCAACACTGACACGGTTAACCGCTCATTCAGCGTTAACCTCATCCAGTCTGGCGGGTCTGCTACCAATGCAAACCTTATCATTGATGATCGAACTGTTGTGCCTGGCGAGACGTACAATTGCCCAGAGTTGATCGGTCATGAATTAGATGCTGGGGCATTCATCAGCACCATTGCCAGCGCAGCCACGGCACTCACTCTGCGCATTTCTGGGCGCGAGATCACTTAAAGGGAAGAACATGGAAGGCGCAAAGCTACCTAAGATTTTTGTCTCTCGCTTCGGAGGGCTTCCAGTTGAGGAACCATTCATCACGGCAGCAGAGAACAAGAAGAACACCAAAACGGTCATTGATGACTGGATGCTTGGCCCTGAGAAGCCAACTAACGAACGTGGGGCGAATAAACCCTACTGGATGGCGCTGGCCAAGGCCATGCAGGTCGATGAGGCTGAAGCCCGTCGGCGTAGGTGTTCGAATTGCGAATACTACGATAATTCTGTCATGACCCAGGTGAAGATGGATCGCATTCCATGGAACGAATGGGATGTTGATGCTGGCTTCCGTGGCTACTGTGACAAGTTCGACTTTATCTGTCATGACCTGCGCTCATGCCAAGCCTGGGAAGAACGAGAGCAAGAGGAAGATTGATAAATGAGCGCCATTCAATCGCTGCATGACAACCTGAGCAAGGCGTTTGGGTTGCCATCGTCTGCCGTTGAATGGTTGCTGATGATCTATCAGGCTATCCAGGTTTTTGATGACGTTGCAGACGGCGACGAAGTGACGCGCCACGAGCTTGATAAGACCATCTGGAATATGCTTGTTGCAATGCATCAGAACCAGTTTTGGAGAATGAATCAGGATGCATTGTCCCCACTGCTGGCTACGATGGTGCTCAAGTGGCAGGCGTCTGATGTGTTTGAGCGAGAAGGCAAGGCAGATGCTAAGTCTTTCGTTTGGCGTGCCGGTTACTATGATTTGGTTCTTGCCTCCGTCCAGATTTGCCACGGGCCAGAGATTGCTATAAAAATGGCACCATACGTGATGGACCTGTATGGCGAGAAATTCGAAGATTACATGAGGGAATTTAAAAATGCCTGATCCATTCAGTGGCGGTGCACTACTTGTAGGCGGTACATTGCTTGGCGGAGCGATGCAGGCCGACGCAGCAGGTGATGCTGCTGCTATGCAAGCCCAAGCCAGCGAAGCTGGTATCGCAGAGCAGCGTCGCCAGTTTGACAAGCTTCAAGAGCTGCTCAAACCATACGTTGAGGCCGGTCTTCCAGCAATGCAAGCGCAGCGAGCGATGTTAGGGCTCACTACTCCTGAAGAACAGGCCGCTCAAATTGCCCAGGTGCAAGGCTCTCCCATGTTTCAGGAATTGACTAGGCAAGGTGAGGAAGCATTGCTAGCGAGAGCCTCGGCCACGGGCGGCTTGCGTGGCGGGGACATCCAGGGCGCACTGGCTCAGTTCAGGCCGCAGATGCTTGCACAGCAGCTTGAGGATCGTTATTCAAAGCTTGGTGGCTTCACGGCATTGGGTCAGCAATCTGCTGCTGGTGTAGGCACTGCTGGAATGCGTACTGGTGAGAGCATCGCCGGCCTATTGGCGCAACAGGGCGCGGCCCAGGCTGGTGCTGAACTTGGAAAAGCACAAGCTTACTCTGGCTTACTTAATTTGCCTATGCAGTTTGCAGGGATGCACTTTGGATCTAAAGCCATGGGCGGGAAGGGAATTTTCTGATGGTTCAGCCAATTGATTACAGGATCAACGTCCAGAGTCCGTTTGAGGCTGCGCTTGGTGGGTTCAAGATAGGAGCTGACATTGCTCAAATGCAGCGGCAGCGAGAAGCAGAAGACATTAGGCTGAGGCAGCAACAGGCTGCTGAAAGCCGTTTGAAAACTTATCAGGACACTCTGTCACAAGTCATTTCAAAACCATCTTCTGAAAGAACGTGGGAAGATTTCGAGCCGGCTTTTGCAACTGCTCCGAACAAAGAGCAGATTGAACTTTTGAAGACGATGCAAGAGCGTGGAGATGCAACTAAATTGCAATCCCAAAAGAATTTTGCATCTAACATTCTTTTATCGCTCGAAACAAATCCAAATGTAACAAAAAACATTTTGGAAGAACGCATTTCTGCAGAACGAGACCCACAACAAAAGCAATTTTTACAAAGTGTTCGACAAGCTGTCGAAGTAAGCCCACAAGCAGCCGCACAGGCGGCTGAACTTGGTGGAGCAGCGTTGTATGGGAAAGAATGGTATGAAGGAATCTCTAAAGTAAGAGCAGAACGGCGCACTCAAGAAGAATACAAACAAAAGATTCGGAAAGAGACCGCCGAGGCCGCTGACACCCCTGAAAGACTCAGGCTTGCAAATCAATTGACGCAAGCACAAATAAAAAATCTTGATAGCCAAATTAATGACAGAGCTTCTAGATTGAATCTTGATAGAGATGAATTGCAGTCAAAAGTAGATCAACAAATAATTGAATTAAGGGCGAAAGGCGCTCAATTAACACCAGATGCCACAAAATTGGTCAATGAGTCTGCAGTTGCTTCAATAGCTGCTGAAAGATCTTCTGCATCAATGCTTGATCTAGCTAATAGGC